CCATCTTCGCACCAGTACAAGCAGGGACAGAAGCATGGCGATTAGATCAAGTGCGAGGTTAGTTAAAAACCTCATGCTAGATCGGTTCCAATGTGGCTTGCTGGATTTGTTCTGGCGTTGGATCATTCAGCGCGTGCCATTCAAGCCAGCCGTACTTAGGATTGCGGACGCATAAGTCATAAAGCCATACGTTCGCATGTGGAGATTTGAATTTAATAATATCGCCTTCAAAACTCGGTTTGCAAGGCGCGTTGGTTCCGTTTGTCATGTTGATCCTCAGATAAAGTAAAAGCAGGTTGCGCCAAGTGCAACACCGGATACAACCATCACCACAAGGTCTAAGACCAGATCAGTTATACGTTTCATGCCCAAGCCTCCAAAAATTCAGCGTCTGACTTTTTGCCTTCGAGGATTTGAGTGTTAATCCAATGGTCATAGATATCGACCAAAGGCTCGAGGTTGCGACCGTGACGGTCTACGAACTCCCAAATCTGGATGAACGCATAGAGAAAATCGCGTTGATCCTGAGTGAGTCGTGATCCGTACTCAAACAGCATTTCATCGGCGGTCCTATTAGGCATCATGTTGATTCTCCTTTTGGTCTATTAAATCGCCCACGGCCAACCAGTAGCGGTAGCCTAGGCTTTCGGATGGAAATTTACTTGGCATGTACATGCAAAACGTAAAAGCATGTTCGCTGTACATGGCGATAACCTTTTCGGCTGTTCGGTTCATCGATAGTAAAAAGTAAATTTGTTTATTTCGATGGCCGAATAGTCAACAAGCATGTTTTTAGCGGTTTTATCTTTATCGATAACAATCCAATGGGGAAAATCTTTTGGAAAGTAACCGCAATAGAAAAGAATGTCCATAGCGTAGGAAGTGAAATAATTTTCGTTTATCAAATGGATTGGATACCAATCACCACGCCACTGATAGTCTCCACCTTCGAGTTCATTGATGATCGCAAGTAAGGCCTTGAGTTCAGCCATATCAGCTTCATCGATGGATTGTTCTAAATCTTCGATGCGATTTGTAAGATCTTCCACGTCAATGATTTTGGACGTTAGATCAAGCGTTGTATCGATTGTATGCATCGTCCGCCCCTTCAAGAAAAGTTCGTTTCAATACGATGGACGCTGTACAAGTAATTTTCCAACTCGTAACTTGATTGGTCGCAATTGGTCATGCCATCTTCGCCGACTTCGATGCATCGATATATACCGCCGAAATGTTCGGACTCTCGGTATATGGTTCGATGCGCCTTTACATCCTCATAACCGTCATACCATTTCAAATTACTTAAATGAAAAGTTACTATAGGTTCGGATGTTTCAATTGAAACTTCATCAAGTGCGTCATTGATGTATTTATCTTCCATAGAACGCAAGTGTTCAATGTACTTTGAGCGATCATCATCGGACTTAAACTTGATGATGTACGCAACGTCGGATCGGTAACCCATGTTTATCTCCTTTTTATGATCGATGCATAGTGCATCGCATAGCCCACCGCGATGGGCTATACGCTGAACTATGCCGATTTCTTTTGTGGGTGATATGTCCAGTCTGGCAAGTAAGGGAAATCATCATCTTGACGTAGGGGCATAATCACCCCAATTGACCCTTTCCCTAAGTTTGAAACAAGCGATCCTGATTGACCGTTATGATGGATCGTAGGGTAGTTATCTTTTTTGCCAGATAGTAGCGCAGCGATCTTGCCGAAGATCGAAATGTACTCTGGCTTGTATTGAGCAGGAACCTTAGACTGATTACGAGGGATGACCCTGCGCCAATCGGGATATTTGGCATCCACAAGTTTGGACGTTGCGGACGTTACCCCTGATAAGGTGATAGTGATATGACCTTTAATGGTTCGGTCGCCTTCAATTTTATCTGGATCATGGGTAACGGTAAGGTCTAAAGGAAATTCAACTTTACCCGCTTTAATTGGGTTTACGGACTCGAAGATAGTTCGATCAATGATGTATTCACCGTCGATTAGATCTTCGCCTTCGATTGGAACGGCCAAAAGTGTATGGCCTTGCGTTGCTACTAATGTGGCTTTACCTTGGGTAACGTCCAGGCAAATGGCATTCAGATAGTACCGAATATCGCCTTTTGCGGACGTTAGCAGTAAGGCCTTGATGATTGAATGATCGATGAAAAGTTTCATGTTATCCCCTAAGAAAAGACCCGAAGGCCTGAAAGTTAAATTTCACCAATGGCTTGTAAATCTTCAAGTTCAGTAACTAGACCGTCGAAATCTTCGGACGGGCCAAGCACGCTAGCGAGCGAAAAAACAATAGTCGGATCGATACCCATTTCATCGGCCAACGTTTGAAGGTAATCACGACGTGACTTATAGCCCTCAGCGATATAAATGTCCATGTTTATCCCCTTGTTGATAGAGTAAGTACACTTTAGCGCACTAAATCTTACCTGTCAAGGGGTTCGATGAAGTTTTTTTTGATGTTCCGTTGATGTTCCTATTAAAATAGGCCCACCAAGTAACGCCGAAGGCGAACAGCATGAAACTGTCCAGACAACAAATAAGAGAATCCCTTAACACACTACCAATAGAATCAATACTCGGTAGATCCGTTTCAAAGCAACTAAACCCACGACAAAAGGCCTTTGCCCGAAGGGTAGCGCAAGGCCAAACCAAGGCCGAAGCGTACAGACAGACTTACAATCCAAACCCTGCAAGGTCAACGCTAGTAACAAGACCTTATGAGCTGGCGAGCGATCCCCGAATTAAACGTGAGATAGAGGCCTACGAGCTGGCAATTGAGAGTGCGAAATATCGCTCGCCTATTGCTTTAAGAGAACTAGTGATCCAGTCTTTAGTCCAAACACTGATCGATCCCCAGGCGAAACACGCGCAAAAAGTAGCAGCGGCCAAAGTACTAGGAACAGTCGCTGAGGTCAGCGCCTTCGTTGACAGAAAAGAAATCACCCATGTTTCATCGAGCGAACACGCTAGGTTGCAGATCATGGACGCGCTGTCTGACATGCTGAAGGCGAACGCGATTGACGTTGACCCCACCTCATTGATACAGGAACTGGGGGGAACCCACCCCTCCCCCACCCCCCAAGATGCCGCATCGGAGTCCCGCTCGCATGTACATACTATTCCCCACGAATCATCCAATGTTCAACCCATTCCCCACAAATCAGATACCCCCACCCACTTTCAAAATTCCGACCAAGAGAGTGATAAATAAAATAGCGAAAATTTGAAAGTAAGATTAGGTACCATCTTGTATGGGGATATATACCAACTTACAGCTAAGTATACCTAAACTCCATAAACGTTTATGGAGTTTGCGGTATAGGTTATAGAATATGTGAAATGGTCAGTGTACCAAAGTTTACCAAAAATTCGACATTTGAGGAGTGTATTGGAGTTATGTCGCCGGTACAGAGGGATATGTTTATATTGATTGATGAGTATTGGAAGAAGTTTGAATACAGTCCTACGTTGAGGGAGTTGGCGTATTTAAGGGGGAAGATGGGGATAGGAAATACGAAACGGATTGTGGATCAGTTAGTGAGGATTGGCGCGGTGAAAAAGGTAGGTAAGAGGGGGCGTACGATTAGGCCGGTATATATTAATTTTAGGAATTTAAGTTGATTGATCAGGATGAGCGATCAGGATGAGCGATCAGGATGAGAGTGGATTTAAGTGAGAATGAGTTGAGGGTGGCGCGTATGGTTGCGGTGGAGAGGCAGCTATATGGGAGGAGGAATTATGAGGATAAGAAGAAGATGGATGATGGGTTTCAGGCGGATGTAGACGGCATGGTGGCTGAGATGTGTTTTGGGAAGTTGTTTAATTATTATGTGGATTTGGGGTTAGGTAAGAAGAAGGCGGATTTTGTTTCGAGGAAGGGTGAGACGATTGATGTAAAGAGTACAAGGTATAGAACGGGGAGGTTGTTAGCGACGTTGGATAAGAAGGGTGACCCGTGTGATATTTATGTTTTGATGGTGGTTGATGATCATGGGGCTTGGTACAAGGGGTTTGTAAGGAGAGAGGCGTTGTTCAAAGAGGAGAATATTAAGGATTTGGGTAGGGGTGCGGGGTACGTGTATGAAATTAAATGACTTGATACAGAAACTACCTGTGGCGGAACAGGAGAAGTTATTGAGTCAAGTGATGGCTTATAAGAGTGCTTTAGAGAGGGAGCAGTGTCAGAAGAGTTTTTTAACTTATGTAAAGAAGATGTGGCCTGGTTTTATAGGTGGAAGACATCACGCTTTAATGGGTAAGAAGTTTGAAGAGATCGCGGAGGGTAAGGTAAAACGATTAATTATCAATATGGCACCGAGGCATACAAAATCGGAGTTTGCGAGTTACTTATTACCAAGTTGGTACTTGGGGAAGTACCCAAATAGGAAAGTGATACAGAGTTCTAACACGGCGGACTTAGCGGTTAACTTTGGCAGGAAGGTTAGAAACTTAGTGTTAAGTGAGCAGTACGCAGAAGTTTTTCCTAACGTGTCTTTAAGACAAGACAGTAAAGCCGCCGGTCGGTGGGCAACTAATCACGACGGCGAATATTTTGCTATCGGGGTGGGAGGCACGGTAACGGGTAAGGGGGCCGACCTATTAATTATTGATGACCCACACTCAGAACAGGAAGCCACACTAGGCGATCCTTCTGTTTTTGATAAGGTGTTTGAGTGGTATACGTCAGGTCCAAGACAGCGTCTACAACCTGGCGGGACTATTGTCGTGGTTATGACAAGATGGTCGGATAGAGATCTCACTGGGAAGATTATTAGCGAAGCGGCTAAGAGAGATAGGCACGAAGAGTGGGAAGTCATAGAACTACCCGCAATTATGCCTAGTGGTAATCCTTTATGGCCGGAGTTTTGGTCGCTTAAAGAACTCGAGGCTTTAAAAGAGGAACTTCCTCCGGCTAAGTGGAATGCACAATATCAACAACAACCCACTGGCGAAGAAGGCGCTATTGTTAAAAGAGATTGGTGGAAGCTATGGGAGAAAGACGATCCTCCTCCTTGTGATTTTATTATTCAGAGCTGGGACACCGCGTTTACTAAGAGTGAACGTGCTGACTATTCGGCGTGTACAACATGGGGCGTCTTTTATAAAGATGAAGATAAAAGAGACGCCAACATCATCATGTTAGATGCGTTTCAAAAACGTATGGAGTTCCCTGAGTTAAAAGATAAAGCCTTAAGCCAGTATAAATATTGGGAACCTGATGCTTGCATCATTGAAGCAAAAGCAGCGGGTGCGCCACTGGTTTTTGAATTAAGACAAATGGGAGTTCCTGTTTCGGAGTACACCCCGGTAAGAGGAAACGATAAATTTGTGAGGATAAATTCAGTAGCGGATTTATTTAGATCGGGTAAAGTCTGGCGACCAGATACCCGCTGGGCCGATGAGGTCGTTGAGCAAATGGCGGCATTTCCTAATGCAGAACACGATGACCTCGTAGACTCAAGTGTGCAGGCACTGATACGATTCAGACAAGGCGGTTTTTTAAGACTGGCTTCTGATGAAGAAGACGAACCGCAAACCTTTAAACGCAAAGCCTATTACTAAGGATAGATCATGTTAGATAAACCCCTTGAGCCAATGTTGTCCTCTGACTCAGAGATTGAAGTTGAAATCGTTGATCCTGAATCTGTTTCAATAGGGGTAGACGGATTAGAGGTTGTCATCGAACAAGGTGAAGAAACCGCAGAAGACTTTGACGCCAATTTAGCTGAATATATGTCGGAGTCAGAACTTCAAACGCTGGCGTCTGACTTAATAGGTGAAGTCGATGCAGATATGCACTCAAGAAGAGATTGGGTGGATATGTATGTCAAAGGCCTAGAAGTCTTAGGTATGAAGTACGAAGAACGTACAGAACCATGGAATGGAGCCTGCGGCGTATTTTCTACGCTATTAACTGAAGCGGCAGTAAGGTTTCAATCAGAAATGATTATTGAAACATTTCCTGCTCAAGGCCCAGTGAAAACAGAAATTATTGGTCAGATAACAAAAGAAAAAGAAGACGCAGCAGAACGTGTTCGTGACGATATGAATTATCGTTTAACCGAAACCATTCCAGAATACAGACCTGAGCATGAAAGGATGTTATTTAATTTGGGTCTTAGCGGCGCGGCTTTTAAAAAGGTCTACTACGATCCTAATTTGGGCCGTGAGACATCTATCTTTATACCGGCAGAAGATGTCATTATTCCTTATGGCGCATCCGGGGCGAGAACCGCTGAACGCGTTACACACTTAATGCGTAAGACGAAAAACGACATCCATCGTCTTCAAGTAAAAGGATTTTATAGAGATGTAGATCTTGGTGAACCGTTAAAAGTCATTAACGATATTGAAGAAAAGAAAGCCGAAGAAACAGGGTTTTCTATTAATGACGATGACCGATATCTCATTTGTGAAATACAAGCAGATTTAAATATTCCCGGCTATGAAGAAGAAGACGACATAGCAGTCCCTTATATTATTAGTATTGATAAGGGAACTAATAAAGTTTTATCAATTTATCGTAACTGGCGCGAAGGCGATCACTTATATAAAAAGCGTCAACACCTAGTTCAATACGATTACGTCCCTGGATTTGGAGCCTATGGGTTTGGATATATCCATCTTATTGGTGGATATGCTCGAGCAGGCACCATGTTAATCAGACAACTGGTTGATGCAGGCACATTATCTAATTTACCTGGGGGTTTAAAGTCTCGAGGGCTTAGAGTTAAAGGTGATGACACCCCGATTGCACCTGGCGAATTTAGAGATGTAGACGTACCAAGCGGTGCTATTAAAGATAACATCATGACGCTTCCTTATAAGGAGCCGTCAGAAGTATTAGCCGGTTTATTAGACAAGATCAGCGAGGAAGGAAGGCGCTTAGGTTCTATTGCTGACATGAAAGTCAGTGATATGTCGTCCCAAGCACCAGTTGGTACGACCCTAGCCCTCTTAGAAAGACAGCTTAAGACCATGAGTGCAGTGCAAGCACGAGTTCATGCGTCTATGAAACAAGAATTTAAGCTGTTAAGAGACATTATTAAGGACTACACACCCGAGGAATACTCTTATATCCCCGAAGGTGGCAACCGAAAAGCGAAGCAAGAGGACTACGAACACGTTGACATCATCCCTGTGAGTGATCCAAACGCCGCAACCATGGCGCAAAGGATCATGCAGTACCAAGCAGTCATCCAATTAGCG